AAGAAAAGATTATTACCTATTAATAGTTAATGACGTTTCACTAGGCGAGTTTGAAAAAAGTGACTTAAGACACGTAATAGAAGTTATAGACAATGCAATATAAACAAGACACAACTCTTCTAGAGGAACGATATTCTTCTAGAAAGATTAATGGATTAGATGTCATTGATTTAATTAAGCACTGGGATTTAAATTTTAACGAAGGGAATATTCTTAAATACCTACTAAGAAAAAAAGGAGACGATATATCTGACATGAAAAAAATAGCTGACTATGCAAATAGAGAAGCAGAACACTTACAAAATGATGGAACAAATTAAAGACCAAATATTAAAAGAGAAGCTGAAGGATAAACCCAACTTCTCTTTGATTAGAAAATTACAACAGTTATTAGATAATATTAATTAGTCTAAAATACTAGCTCTTTTTTTCTTTTGTAATTTAGGAATTTTACCATTTCTAATATAACTAAATTCTCGTAGTGTTAATTTTTTATAACCCTCCATTTTTCTCTCTATCTTGAATCTACTAGACCCTAGTCTTAAAGCAGACTTGTATAGATCAACTCCTTCTTTCATTACACTTTGGTACTTTTCATTAGATACGTTGTATCTTTCCCTTAAATCATCCTCACTTATATCTTTGTTTTTTCTTTCGTAATAAGCTTTGCTATAATCTTTAGAAGCCAAGTCAACTCTCTTTCTTAAGTCTAAGGACTTAAATATAAGTTGTTTTTCAAAATCAACAGTGTGGGTTTTAAAGCCTGTTGTTTGACCAAGAATCTCATTCTTAAGACTTTTATCTTCATCTTTATAAGCTTTAAATAGTTTCCTTGCAGAAGTAGCTCCACCAGGCTCAAAGGTTGTATATAATATACCGCCAATTTTTTTAGCTATTTCATTAGGGGTGTCTGTCTCATTGAATATTTTTTTTCCATAGTCAGTTTCAGTACTTGTAATAGCTTTAAATAAAATATCAGGAGTAACAAATGGCTCAATTAAGCTAGTGACAGCATTGCCCATTCCCTCTGCGGCTGTTTCTCCTCTAAAAGCAGATATAATAGCTTTGTCAATAAATCCATGTGGGTCTGAAGCTGAAAAATTCACGTATTCAAATTTACCACTATCTAATTTAGTTATAATAATGTTTGAGTTTTCTGCCCACTTAGGAAGAAACTGTCTTGCAGACTCAGTAATAACATCTCCTTCTTTTTCTTCTTCCTCTTCCTCATCTCCTATGGCGCTTTTTATTGCCTCAGTTAAGGTTTGTCCAGCAACTCCAAGCATAGGTAGTATTGCTGCTTTTAAAGCTGTAACGGAAAGTATTCCTGTTAATCTTTTTACTCCAATACCTGCTGTATTAATGTCTTTTAATTCAGATAAAGCAAGATTAGCTACGTTGTATGCGGTTCTCATTGCTTCAATTTGAAATGATATAAAAGTACCCGCTATTGGAACTGCCTTTAAAAACTTACCTATACCACCTATTCTACTGTAGTTTGGAAGAATATTCTTAACTATTTCAGTTACCTTATCAGTAACTTCTTTCTGCTGTTCAGGAGATAGTTTGTCAAAAGTTTTATTAAATAAAGCCTTTGAATATCTTTTCTTTTCCATCTCAAAAGAAATAATCTTAAATACATCATCTTCTGCTTGGTACGTGGCTTCAGCTCCTTTTCCTATTTTCTTTCTAATCCTGTTTAATCTTTCAAAAAGAGTGCTGTCTGAGTTCATTCTTTTTACCATAATATCCTCTAAACTTCCTTCGTTTTGAAGCAATGCTCTTATCTCTCCAAGGTTTGAACTTTGGTTTATAATACCAGCCTTGATGTATTCTTGCATTTTTTCTCTATGGTTTTTTTTGTCTTTGCTTCTTAAATCTGAAAACACAACATTAGCAGCATCAAAATATACTTTTGGATTTGTATATCCGTTATATGCCATAAAGAATAAGTTACCTATAACGTTTTTAGCGTGTGTCGCAGGAGACAATATTGTTTTAGAATACTTAACAATACCAACCATTTTATAGTAAAAGTTTAGTAGGTTATTAAGTACACTATCGTTTATAGTAGCCCCAGGTGTGTTCAATACAACATCTTTTATAGCCTTGCTAGTATACATTCCATTAAGTGGATTATACGTCTTAGAACCTTTAGGAGCTATTAATACATTGTATTCTCCTGTAGGTTTATTAAAAAAGAAAACACCCTCTCCTGCTTTTTTCATTTCACTTAGAAACTCTTGATTAGCCACTAAAGCAGCTATCTTGTTTACAGACCTAACATAGTTTAAAGCAGGGTCAGTATACTCACCCATCAAGGCTCTTATCTCAGCAGGTATATCAATCTTTTCTTTTAGTACGCTAATATTCTTAGAGCCAAGCTTAGATGAGTTTAGAAACTCTCTACCGTCTTCACGACTTAATATTTTTTTTAAGGCATCATCAACCATCTCCTCTAAAACCGCATCAACATCATTGTTTTCTTCAAGAGCTTTTTCTTTAGCAGCTTCTGCATACTGCTCTCTAAGCTTTGCTTTAGCTGCATTTAAAACAGCATCACTAGGGCTATAGTCCTTGTTATCAAAAACCTCAAAAGACCTATTTAAATAAGAACCTAAGTTGTCTATGATGTTATCCTTTTGAGACTTGTAGTTTTTTCTAGCCTCTGCCTCTGTACCAAACTCCTTAATAAGTTCTTTCTTTTGCTTTGGACTTAATTCTTCAAACTTTATATCTGTTATAGCGCCAGACTCAACAAGTGAAATGGACAAAGAATCAATATGGTTTCTCATAGCATAAGCTATAGGTCTTAGTTTAGCAGGTAATGTATCTATATCAGCATCACCTCTCATGTAAGAGTTTAAATCCTGCACCAATTTATCTTGAACAGATTTTTTTTGTTTATTTATGTACCTTTGCAGGTCTTTTAAGTTATTTTCAGCTTGCTTTGCATTTGCAGCCACAGCACCTGTAAGAACCTCCTTACCTATTTGCATACTCTTCGGAAGGAAGCCTCTAGCTGATAAAGCCCATCTTCTTAAAAAGTCAAGAGACTTTGCTATCTTACCTCCTTTTACAAATAGCTTCTCAGCTTTCTGAGCGGCCTCTCTTTTCTTTGTGTCGTACTTTTCTATCTCACTATTAGTGTCTTTGTTGGCATATCCTTCTTGTTGTGCAACTTCTCTAATATCAGCATCGCTAGACCCTATTTCTTTTCCTTTACTAACAATCTCTTCTATCGTAGGTTTGGATGATGATTTACGTGCCTCTGTTTTCTGCTTGGAGTCTTTGCTACCTAATAGCATTTGATCTTCTCTTGCAACGTCTTCTGTTTCTTGTAACGTAGTTTCTTTACGCTCTTTAGATGTCATCTTCGCTCTTTTTTGAACGTTCCTAGCTTCTACCTCTCCTCCTAATTTTTTATAGTTTTCAAAAGGGTCTGATTCACTCTTAAACATTTCAAGGTTACCCCCCAAAGCAAAGCCTTCAATGTTTTGTATTTCGTGTTGTATTTCGTGCAAAAGAACTGATTCTATTTCTAACATTTGCTTTTGAAAACTTTCTTCAGGTGTTTTATCCTTGGCTGTACCTATAACTTCAATTAACCCTCCCTTAGAAACACCTTTCACATAATAACTAGGTGGGAATCTTCCACTCCATATTGCACTATAAGAAGGACTTTTTATATCTATAGATACACTTGATAACTGAGGATACATTTCTAACAATCTAGAGTCTAATATAGCACCTAAATTTGTTTTTAAATGTAGAACATTTTTGTCTACCTTTACAAATGATTTTGCGTTTAATTTTTCTCCATCAACAAGACTATCAATAAACATCTTTGCTCCTGTTTCTTCTTTTTGAGTTATATTGTTTATACCTCCTAGGTCATTATTTCCATCTATAACACTTTTAAAATATTTTCTATCCTCTTTCTTAAATACTGTTACCCTGTCTAAAATTCTTTGTATAATTCTATTTTTTAAACCAACACCATTTCCTTTATAACTAAGCTTGTCTGTAAGTGTTTTTTCATAAGAATCATAAATTTTAGACAAATCAAATACACCATCAGAAATTTCATACCTCCACTTACCATCAGTACCACGTTCCCATCCTGTTGCAATACGAATATCTTTAGCAGATT